AGGCCAGGGTTTACCTCGTCGGGCGGAGGGAATGCGCGACCGAACCAGCCTGCCGCGAATTCGAGGAAGTGCTTATGGTAGTCGCCTAGCACTCCGTCTATGTCTAGGCCGACTACCGGACGGTTAGCGCGCGACCGGAAAGGCATCTGCACGCTTACCGCGCGGGCACTGCGCGGAACGTTCCGCATGTGCGCTACCATTTGCCTTCCGGTCCTTCGTCCTCTGGGAATTGCAGCGCGAGCCGCACTTGCGGGTAAACCTCGTGCACGAGCGCGGACTTCTGCCAGGTGCCGTACCTGCCGACGCGCAGCACTTCCGGATGGCAGTCGCAGTCGGTAGACAGCGGCTTAACGACCGGAACGGCATTGCACCAGCGAGGCGGAGGCATTACCCATTCTGTCGTTAGATGCCCGAACACGTTAGAGATGCGGTACCACGGCACTGTTCCGGTACCGTCGCAGATAATCGTGTCGGGCGTAGCGATGCCGGAGCTTGCGTGCCCGTTCGCGTAGATAGCGTGCCCGTTAAACGTGTGCAATTCCTGGCATAGGTACTGCGCCGGAATCGTAGACACGGTTAGGTCTGGCCGCAGCGAGTGCACGAACGGCAGCGCGCCGCGCACGACGCGCTTAACGACGAGCCCGGCTGCCTGCCCGTCGATTAGGTCATGCCACATGCGCCGGTATGTCTCGCGGATATCCCATGCGTCGTGCTCGCCTGCGAAGTCCTCCGGGCTTACCTTCCCTTCCCATTTGTAGCCATAGACCTTCGCGCGGTACTGCTCCGGAGTGCCGCGCAGCGTGTAGTTAACCCGCACCTGCGGCACGTCCTCGTAGCCGGGTACCGGCGCGTGCAGATACTGACAGCCGTGCAGTTGCGACGGCTTGTCCGTATTCGAGATAATAACGACCTCAAAGCCGGAATCGACGGCCGCTCGCGCGGCCGCCAATCCGGCTGGGCCGCATCCGAGAATTACTACTCGCGACACGGCAACTCGCTTCCTTCCTAGTAGTCTCCGGACTCCCAGTAGCCGTGACTAAAATGGCGGCTCGTCCGACTTCGCGGCAGCCTTCCGGCTTCCGCGCCCGCTCGCGGTCGCAGCCGCAGCCGCAGGACGAGCCCTAGAGCCTGTCCTAGAGCCCGCAGGAGCCTTCGCGGCAGCGGGACGAGCCCTAGAGCCCGTACGGGCAGCCGGAGCCTTAGAGGCCGTCCTAGCGCCGCGAGCGGAGGCCGCGCGGGCAGGTGCCTTCCGGCCGCGCGCCGGAGGCTCCGGCTCGTCGCCTTCGTCCTCGTCCTCATCGGCTTCGTCCTCGTCGGCCTCGTCGTACTCGTCATCGGCCTCGTCGTACTCGTCGGCCTCGTCGTCCGGCTCCTCCGGCTCGTCGCCGTTGCCGTCCTCCGCGCCTTCCTCGTAGGCGTCGTAGGGCAGCCAGTTCTTGACGCGGGCCTGGATCGTGCCGTTGTAGGACTCGCGACCGGAGATAATGGTGCACCAGGCACCGTCCTCGTTCTCTCCGGGCTTAAGCGTGCCGATGCGCTGTATCTTCGCGCCGTTCGGGTCGCTCGTGTCGGTTAGCGACTCGACATAGGTCTTGGTCGTAACGTCCTGCATCGTAAGGCCGTACTGCTCAAAGAACGGACCCCACCGGAATTTCACGCTCTTAATAAGAGCGTAGTTAAGCCAGAACGGGCATCCGTTGAATTCCTCGTCCTCGCCTTCGTTCTCGGCTGCGACCCACAGCACCTTGAGCATAGGGTCGTCTCCGGAGCCGTCCGGCTTCGGCTGCGTGCGGGTCCACCACATGCGCTTGATGTATCCGCGCAGTAGCGTGCCGATAGGCGGTACCTCGCCTTCGTAGGAGTCGTACTCCTCCGTGCTGTAGGTCGCCTCGTCTAGTTCGGCGGCGTCGATATCCTCAACGTCTGCCCTTCGGAGCTTAGGCATTAACTGCCCGCCTTTCGTCCTCGTGCTTGTGGTCTTGTCGTTCGGGATGGAGCCTGTGATCCGCCGCGTGCTCTCCTCTCGTTATGAACATTAGGAGCGGATGCCGCTTCGCTACGTGCTTCCGCAGCCACTCGCCGTCCTGTCCGTACGGGTCCGCGAGCGTCTCCACTGCCTACCGCTTTCTCGATAGCCTCAACCATTCGCGCCATCGCCGTGTAGTCGCGGTGCCTTACGTCCCAGTAGCTGCCTAGAGCGTCGTAACGGTCCTTAGCAAGCCAGGGAGGGAAAGGCTGCGCGAGTACCCTGCGCACGATAGCGCTTCCTGTCGCCTCTTCCTCGCGGGATTCCCGCGATACGGAGTAATATAGCACGACTCCGGGCTGGGCAGAAATGTAGTCGGATATCTCGCCTTTCTTGCCTAGGATTAGCGGTATTACGCGCGGCTCGCCTTCCGCGTCCTCCGCCTGCATGCTGTTGCAGATGAACACGGAATTCGCGGGCATCGCAATAATGCGATCGTACCACCGCTTAAACCCGTTCTGGTACTTCTGGTGGTCTTGTATCGCCGGTATGTCTAGGTCGCGATTCGGGTTAGCCGCGTTTACCCGATGCAGGATCCATTGCATATACATCTCCTGCATGCGCGTTCCGGAATCGACTATAAGCCAGTCGCCTGCGACTAGCTCTCGCTCCGCCTTGCCGATGCCCGATACCGCGTGCTCCCATGTCGGAGCCGGCCATAGCCGGGCCTTGCTGCCGGTAACCCGTGCGGATATCGCGCCTTCTATCTCCGTGCTAAGGAACACGACGGAGCCAATGCCTTGCGCGTCGGTTATGCCTCCGGCTAGTACCGTCTTGCCCGTGCCCGGAGGACCGAAGAGGAGAATGTTTCTTGAGGTATTGTGCGCGGCTAGCGATACCTCGTCTATCTCTACGGTCGCCTCCGTTAGAGCCTGCGGAGCCTCGCGTACCTGCTTCGCCGTGCGCCGCACGCCTGTCCGCTGTGTAGCGTCTCCGGAGCCCGTCTGCGCGGTCCTCGTGCCTGTCCGCGCCTGCGGTCGCGCGCCTGTCCTTGCTGCCATTACTGTCGCCTCCTCCGCGCGCACCGCGCGCAGTGCAGTCCTTCTACCTTGTCGCAGTTATGCCAGCGGCACCGTGCGAGGAGCCCGCAGCCGCTAAACGTCGCCGTCCGCGTGTCTCCGCACTTCTCGCACCGCTGCGCCTGTTTCCCGTGATTCGCCCTGCCTCTGTCGTGCCAGTCGTGGAAGATAAAGCACCTGCCTACCTTGTGCTGCCGCAGGCGTCCGCAGCGCGTGCATTTCTGTTGCTGCATGCCTAGCTTCTTGCGCCCGACGTTGCGCCACTTACCGGGGCAGCGGCCTTGCAGGAATCCCTTAGAATGAGACATCTTAGCTCCTATGCCGCAGCCGATTTGTAGTCCGCGTACGGGTCCTCCTGCACGTAATCCGCGCGGAGGAGTGCCTTATAGGCGCGTGCGTCTCCGCGCTCGTGCAACTGGCACGGCTCAAAGAACGGGCACCGTACGCAGTCCTTCGTAGGAGTCTTGTAGACGGGCAGCCGTCCGGCTCGCATCGCGTTCATTACGGTTACCTCGTCCGCGATGCGCTCTAGCTGTGTTAGGTGCTCCGCCTTGCCGCGCTCTACAAGCTCGCGCACGAACGGAGCCGGAGGCTGCACCTTGCTAACTTCGCCTAGTACCGGAAGCTTTATGTAGCTCGCGGCTGCCTCTAGGTCCGCGAGCTTCGCGCGCTCCGTCTCGATAGGCCCGCTCTTAGGACTCGACTGCTCTACGTGCCTAATACCAGTATCGAGAAGTGCGCGCACGTAATCTTCGCGCTTCGGCTTATTGGTGTATAGGCCGTCCGCATTCTGCGGTCGCTCGTCCGGCATAGACTTCCGGAGGAAGTTATAGATGATGCCATCTATCTCCTCGTGCGGCTTTAGCACGCCTCTCGCGCGCAGCACATGCGAGGCGACTGCGAGATAGCTACCGGCCTGGTCGTCTATCGGCAGGTACGCGAGGTTAATGGACGAGGCCGTCTTGTGCTCTAGAAGGCGTATCTTCCCGCTCGCTAGGTCGCGCAGCACTCCGTCCCAGCGCGACTTGAAGATAGCTACCGGCTTGCCGTGCCGGGTAATGCGGATAGAGAATGGCTCCTCTACAGCAAGAATGGACCACTGCGAGTCTTTCCCGTAGTAGTCCACATACTGCTCTAGCATCGCTATTCCTAGCTCTAGGGCATCTTCCCAGACAGCATCCTCGTAGTTATCGTCTAGCCATGTTTTCGCGTAGCGTATCTCGTCGCCTGCCCATTTCTCAAACGTGTCGGCAGGATGCGGGCCTCTCCGCTTTCCCTTCCCGTACCACGGAGCTAGGGCTTCGTGTACTCCGATTCCGAACCACAGCGCGTCGGCTTGCTTGCTCGCCTTCGGCTTGTACCCGTAGCGGTATTCCTGTTCCCATCGCCACGGGCAGCGCTTAAAGGCCGCGCGCTCGCTGGTCCGGAGTACCGGCAGCGCTTGCGTTGCAGTCATTTCCTCGCATCTTTCGTCGCGGAGCCCTATCCTAGCGCGACCCTAGGACATTCCGCGTCGTGCCTGCCCGGAGCGGACTACCGTCCTAGACGGGTTACCGGCCGGATTCGCGGAGCCATTTGCGCAGGGTAGCTCCGGCCGCTCCGGGCAGAAACGAGCTAGGCCCGGACGGAGGCAGGGTAGCTCTCGTGTGTCCGGGCCTAGCGGTCTAGAATGGTGCATCCTTGCCTGCGGTCGCGGGCTTCCGGCCGCGCGTGCCGCGCGTGCCGGTAGCGGCCTTCGCCGGAGCGGCAGCGGCAGCGGCCTTCGGAGGCCGTCCGCGCCTCGCCGGAGTCGCGGGCTCGTCCTTCGCTGCGGCAGGCTTCCGGCCGCGTCCGGCAGGAGTGCCGTTGCCTGCGGCTGTAGTCGCCGTAGCGGGCTTCCGGCCGCGAGCGGGCCTTGCGGGCTGCACGGGCTCCGGCGCAGCCGCAGAAGCGCGCTCCGCGCGCCGCTCTGCCGTCCGCTCGCGGTTGAATGGCGACTTCTGGAAGTAGAGGCCGTAGAGCTGGATTCCGAGGACGAGGATTCGCGGCAAGTCCTTGCGAAGGTCCGCGAGCGGAGAGACGTACGTCTCGAACCACTCAACGTAGTCCTCCATCGTCGGAGTAAACGGCTTCGTGAGGTACCGCTGCGCGGCCTCTCCGCGCTCCTCGTCGGTCATGTCGCCGTTCGCTTCCGGCTCTACCGGAGCGGCAGGCTTGCGGCCTCGCCTCGCCGGAGTTTCGGCTGCGGCAGTCCTAGCCATTTTCTTGTCCTTTCGTTCGCGGCTGTCGCCGCTAGGTTCCGATTGCTTACGCTGAGTGTAGCTCTTTTCAGCGGGTTGTGCTAGTCCCTTCCGCGCCTTCCTCTCCGCGTCCGGGCCTAGATGCTCTACGACGGAGAAAATGTGCTGCTTCGTGTCGTCTATCCCGTGGTACCAGACGTGCACGTAGCCTCCGGGGCACGGCTCCGCCTTCTGCCCGAATTCCCACGCGATGTTTAGGACACGGCGAGCCTGCGCCTCCGGAAACTTGCAGTCCTCCGTTAGCCGCAGGAGCGCGTCCGCTCCGGTAATAAGGATCACTACCTCCGCCTCCGCTTCCTGTAGCTCGCGGACTGCGCGAGGATGCCTAGGCGCGTCCGTTAGGTTATAGCCGCGCACGGAGACGCTCCACCGCATCGTGCGCGGCAGTGCCGTTACCCGGAGCCGTAACGCTAAGAGCGCGCTTTAGGTCCGAAGCCTTGACGAGGAGCATGCCTTTAGGCTGCGGCTCCTGTTCGCTAACCTCCCAGGAGGATATCTCGTAGCGGCCTCCGTCTCCGCCTTCTATTTCGGACGGGTCCGCGCCTTCTAGCTCGCTCTGTATCTGCTCTCCGATGTCCTCGCGCGAGGCAAACTTGCCTTCGGTGCGCTCCGCGTCTACCTCTATGACGAACGTAAAGTGCATTGCCCTAGCCTTTCTCGTCGCCTACGTACATGTAGTAGGCAATTCCCAGTGTGTAGTCGATACGGATAAAGGTAACCGATATCGGGTCCTTCGGAGGATGCCGCATTAGCTCGTCCGGAATGCCGGTAACGATGGTGCGCAGCGGACGGCGAGGCCGCGTCTCGTCTATCGCTAGCTCGCCTACTGCCTGCCGCACGAGCCGCGAGGCTGCCGGATGCTCGCCGGTAAGCTCCGCAAGCTCCTCTAGCCGGGCCTGCCGCATCGCAACATGGTCCGGGCACTGGCAGGTATCGTCCTCGTCGTAGTGCGGTCGCGGGTAGTTCATAGTCCTTCCCTCTCTGCTAGGTCGTGCCGTACCGGAGGCAAGCCCTGCCGGGCTTCGCGTCCGCGCCACTCTGTCGGCTCCGGGCTGCGCTCGTAGTGCCGTAGCTCGCTTAGGAGCGTACGCCACTCGTGCGCCCGGAGCGGAGCCGGGTCCGTCCGGGTAAAGCATAGTCCGCACTCCGGCCCGGACAGACACGTCATTCGTCTGTACCCTTTGATTCTGGTTCGTACTCGTCCGGCTCGTATCCGGGCTCTAGCTCGTCGGGCAGCCGTGCGCCCGGAGGATGCCGCATTAGCCAATCCGCTGCGGGCTCTGCCTCGCGCAGTGCTTCCTCTATTATCTCGTTACTCGTCCGCCACTTCCTTTTACCTTTAGCCATTACCTATGCCCTTCCTAGGCCCGATCTTCTTTAGGTAGCGCGCAGCCGGGCTCGCGAGCACGGTAAGCCCGGCTGCGGCATGCGCAGCCGGGCCTAGCTCGTGCGGCAGCGCGACCGCGCCGTAGGCGAGCACGAGCCCGGCTAGGGCACATATCCCTAGCCAGGCCCATGCGACGTAGCGGAGCATTACGCAGCCTGCCCTTCTGCTTCGGCAATCGTCTCCGACAGCTTGCGCGGGCTCGCGGTAGATATCGCGGCCTTCTGCGTGTCGGTAAGGTTCGCCATCCACTCGTCTATCGTGCCTATCGACACGAGCCGGTAAACCGTAACGTTGTGCATCCGCGACAGACGGTGTATCCGGTTCTCTAGCTGTTCGTCGCGGTCGCTAATCCACGGCTGGTCGATAACTACCATGTCGTCTGCCGCATCTAGGGTAATGCTCTCGCCTCCGGCATCGCGGTTTAGCACGACTACTTGCAGCGGGTTAGCCGGGTCCTGGAATCGCTCTACGAGCCGTGCGCGGTCGCGCGGGCTCGTCTTGCCCGTTAGCGTCTCGACTACGAAGCCTTCCGCGCGCAGGACGCTCGCGGCAAGCTCTACCATTTCCGTAAAGGACGAG